AGAAATAACCAAAGCACAAGCAGATGTATTAAGAGATTTGCGTATCCAATGGTGGCCCACAGTTAATCATGGACGCTATGATATCAAATACCTAGCTGGACATGAACTAGAGCCAGACGAAGATCTATACACTGCAAGTCAATTGACACGTGCGGCTTGCTATCATGCACTAGGCTTTCATATCTATCCTAAACTTGCTAAATTTGAACCTGAAACAGATATCTTTGAACGTAAGATGGAGTTTTACAGAGGTGAATATAGCAGAGAATTAGATTTAGTTTTAAGAGATGGCGTAGAATACGATTTGGACTCTTCTGGCACAGTATCAGACTCAGAAAAAGAAGCGACACATCACCTACGTCTTATGAGGTAGGGTCAAGTGTCCAACAGAGAAGATATTACCAATAACATAGTAGAAGTTTTGACGGACATGACACCGCCAAGACCAGTGTTCGTGACACGCGAACCTTTTGATGTAGAAAAATTAGCTATTACCCAATTCCCAGCGTTGCTTGTAACATCAGGCAATGAAACACGCGAAGATCAAGCAATGGGTGGTTATCGTCGTGGGATATTGGAAGTGACCATTAGAGGCATTGTGCGTTCTGATGGTAGAAAAGGCACAGTTCAAACTGTTGATACAAAACGCAACCAACTTATTGAACGCATTGAAGAAGCTCTAAACTCAAACAGAGATAGAGAACTAAATGCCGCTCGTGCATCTACCACCCATGTCACACAAATAGAAATAATTGAACGAACAGCACCTTTGGGTGAATTTGTATTGACAGCTGAAGTTCATTATTCATTTACTAAAGGAGCAACATAATGCCAAAATATGTAAAAATGTATAAAGACGGCACTTGGGAAAATATCCAAGATGATCGTGTTGAAAGATTTCTTGAAGTAGGGTGGAGTTTAACACCCCCTTCAGAAAAAAAGTCACAACGCAAAAGCAGTAAAAATAAAATTACCGCTGAAGCCCAAGTGACTTCTATAGAAACATCATTTGAAGATGATATAGAAGAAATGAGCAAAGACTTTGATGAAGAGCTTGTTGATGATATTGATTTAGACGATGATGCAACTGCCAACAAGGAGGAATAGACGATGGCAACTTACACAGGTGAAAACGGCCAAGTAAAAATTGGCTCTGACTCTGCAGGTGAATCTGCAATCGCTGAAGTTCGTTCCTGGACAGTAGAACATTCTAAAGATGTTATTGAAGATACTGTAATGGGCGATGCGGCGAGAACATACAAAAGCGGACTACATCAGTTTACAGGAAGTATGGAAGTGGTATATGACGATGGTCATACAGCGGCTTCAGATGCTTTCAGACCAGACAACGATGGTGATCTGTTTATTGAATTTTATCCAAGCTCTAGTGCTGGTGAAAAATTCTCAGGCAAGGTTATTGTAACTTCTGTTTCAAGAACAGCAAGTTTTGATGATCTAGTCACAGCAACAGTGAACTTCCAAGGCTCAGGTGCTATGGATGTTCAAGCGTATAACGCCTAAGGCGTGATATGTTAAAAATTACTGTTGAAGGCAGTAGAAGATCTATGAACGGACTAGAAAGAGAATTAGATCGTATCATAGGCAGAATAGGTCAAGATACTATTGATGTTGCTCGCAAGAACACACCAATAGACAAGGGTCAAGCAAGACGGGGTTGGCGCCTTCGCACTAGACGAAAAGGTTTTAGTGTAGTCAACTCCGTGTCCTATATTGACGAACTTGAAAAGGGCCGTTCTAAACAAGCACCTCGTGGCATACTAGGACCAACCGTGAGGGAGATATCAAAAAGGAGATATAAATGAGTGTTTTAGAAAACGCTAAAGGACACTTCAAAAATAGGTTATCAGGTGGACTAAACAAGATGACTGTTCCAGAATGGAAAACAGACATTTTCTACAAGAGTGCCTATCCTTTTGCAGTGGAACAAAAAATAATTGCTCTACAGAGTGAAGGCAAAACAGTTGAAGCATTGGTTGAAACTTTGATTGCGAAAGCATTAGACATGGAAGGCAAACCAATGTTCAATAGGTTTGATAAAAACGCATTGATGAATGAAGTAGACCCAAATGTTATAATCAGGGTATGCACTGAAATCAATATGCCAATTGAACCTATGGAGGTTTTGGAAAAAAACTCGTAGAGGACGCTGATATGCTACTTGTCTGTAGAGTTGCAGACAGGTTAGGCAAAAGCATAGAAGAGGTTATGCAATTCAGTGTCCTGGAGTTATCTGTTTGGGCCGCTTACTATAAATGGGAAGTAGATCAACAAAGGAAAACGCTAGATGGCAACAGTAGTAATAAACGCAGACGATAGGACCAAAGGCCCCTTACGAAGTATTGAAAGGAGTCTTGGTAGAATAGCAGGTATAGCCGCTACAGCATTTGGTGGTCGTGCAGTCTTACAACAGATTAATCAATATCAAAACCTTACCAACAAACTAAAACTTGTCACCAATGGCACACAACAACTTGCTGTTGCTCAACAACGTGTTTTTGAGATAGCACAAAAAACAAGAGCACCATTTAGTGAAACTGCAACACTGTTTCAAAAATTAGCTCTTAATTCTAAAGAGCTAGGACTTTCACAAGAAGAATTATTGAAAGTCACAGAAACAGTCAACAAAAGTATTGCTGTTAGTGGTGCAGATGCAACACAAGCCGCGGCTGGTATTCTACAGTTATCACAGGCTTTTGCCAGTGGTAGATTGCAAGGTGATGAATTTAGAAGTATCAGTGAAAACATACCAGACATACTTGATAGAATTGCTAGAGCAACAGGTAAGCCAAGAGGTGAGTTGAAAAAACTTGCCAGTGAAGGCAAACTTACTGCTGATGTTCTTGCACAGAGTCTATTGGCTACTGTGGATAGAACAGATGAAAGTTTTGGTAAACTAGATAGAACACTTGCTCAGAGTGTCACAGTTGCTACCAACAATCTTACCAAATTTATTGGTAAACTAGACGAAGCATCAGGAGTCAGCACAGTATTGGGTAATGCCATTGTGTTATTGAGTGAAAATCTTGTGCAGGTAAGTCTTGCTTTGGGCAGTTTTGTAGCGGCATTGGTAATCAGCAAAGTTGTGGCATTCACAAAAGCAGTAGGTGGTTTAAAAGCGGCATTTATACTGTTGAATAGAGCAGTATTGGCAAATCCAATTGTAAGATTGGTCACAATACTAACAGCGGCAAGCATAGCGGCTTATGAATTTATAAAACCATTACTACAAGTAGAAGCTACCTTTAAGAATAAAATTGCATTTGTTTTAGAGTCATTCCTAATGAACATTAAAGGTGTATTCAATGCCGCGGGCAATGTGGTAAGTGTGTTTGCTGATGCAGTTTTTGAAGCGTTAAGCCTGGCATTTAATTTAGAAAATCCATTGAAAGCATTTGAAGGGTTTGGTCAAAAACTAGGTGCCGCAGTAAAAGAAGGATTCCAAAAAGCCAAAGGTTCTGGTCCACTGTTTATGGATCCAAAAGAATTTAATGAAATTGATGCACAAATCAAACGTCTAAAAGAAGCAGGTGGAGTCACAGGTGGAGATGGAATGACTGGCAGTGATGGCAGTAGCACTCTTGGTGCTGGTGAAGGAACTGTTAGCGTAGGTGATGGTGGTGCAAGTGAAACACTTGCAGGACTTAAGAAAATCGCCAATGCACTGCCTAGATTGAGATTAGATGCTTTAAGTGACATTGAAGCAATAGAAAAAGAATATGCTGACCGTGTTTTAATTATTAACCAAGCAACTGAAAAACAACTAAAAGAAGCAGGTATAGACAGAGCTGAAGCACTTAAGGTCCTAGAAGAAAATAAAGCCAAAAGAATAAGTGAAATACGCAAAAGAGAATTTGAAGAAGCACAGGATCTAAAAGAACAAGAAATTAGTGCGGCAATTGGTTTTGCTGATGAAGAAACACGCATACAATTAGAACTATCTGCAAGGAAAAAAGAAATTGCAGAAATCAGCAATGACACATTGTTAGAATTAGGATTGAATAGGATTGATCTTATAGAAAAAGCAGAACAAGATGCCGCTGAAAGACACAAAGCTCTTATGGAGCAACAGACTCAAGATTACGAAAAAGGTATGGAGCGTAGAATTCGTGCCGCTATGAAAGCAGGCGACATGAGTATAAGTGCCGCTGATAGAGAGTTCATACAAAAGCAAGGACAACAAGAAAGACTTTCAGAAATTGTTAACGATAGAATTGAATTTGAAAAGAAATCAGAATTACAAAAAACACAGTTTGGTTTAGAACAAGGCGTCAAACTGTTTGACGGTTTAAGCAGAGTCAACAAAAAATTCTTTGCGGCACAGAAAGCCGCGGCGATTGCATTGGCTATTGTAAACACCTATCAAGGTGCAACCAAAGCACTTGCAACTTATCCACCACCGTTTAACTTTAT